CCCGAATGTGAAAATTGTTGTCAGAAAGGTGATGACAGCAACGGAACAGCGTAGGCGCAAAATAACGTTGGAATTGGAGAAAGTTGAGAGGCGACGAGCACAATGGATTAAGGAGCACGAATCAATTTAAAGAATGGGCATATATACCTATATAGAAACCATGCCACAAATACAAGTAGGAGGACATAGACAAAGAACAACAGCTGTTTTTGCCGAGATAGATGAAGAAGATTTTGATAGAGTATCAAAATACAAATGGGGAAAAAATAATCAATCAAATCCAAACACAACATACGCACAAACAGGTTGTGGACAAACAAAAAAACATCTTCATCGTTTTATTATGGGACTGGGTGATTACAAAGATGACAAACGAATAATTAATCATATAGACGGAAATGGTCTAAATAATTGTAAGAATAATTTGGAGATATGTGATACACTTTATAATAGTCAGAGTTTTAGAAGACATCATCAAAATGTAGGAGTTGTTTATTTTGATACATCAATGACTCGAATTAAGAGGTGGAAAGCAGTAATAGTTATTAACAAAATAAAATATCAACAGCGATTCGAAACAGAACAAGAAGGTAAAGATTTTATCGCTACTTGCGTATTAAATGCTGAGCATCAACCCGTGCCGCTGGCCCCCCCATAACTGCTGAATATAGTCTTGCAGCCGCCCACTGCTCGGGAGACCGTATTCCTTTCCTGACTGATTGTGGATTGGTTTTAAAAGCCCCCACGCCTTTGTCAAATATGGTTTCCAATCCTCTCTTCTTGTATCCAGTGATACGACTAATGTCCGCTAAACTGTGAGGTTGAGTTGGTTCAAATCCATATTTTTTATTGAACTTCTGCTTGTAAGTGAAAGCCATATATACTAATCTGCGAAATAATAAACTGGACCAGCAGGCTTCTCAACCGGTCGATTCACTTTAAACATAGAGGCTTTATTCTGTTGAGTCTTGGTGGGTCGCGTCTCCTTCTTGGGTGGAGGGGGCTCCTCCTCGGATTCGCTGTCCTCCTCATAGATGATGGTCTTCTTTTTGGGCTTCTTCTTCTTTTTGACAATGATGATTTCTTCTTCTGATTCGCTTTCCTCTATTTCCTGTACTATGGGTGGCTTTTTCTTGGGTGCCTTAACTGGCTCCTCTACAACCTTGGGGGCCTTGGCTTTCTTTGGTGGCGGGGCGACTTCCTCTACAACTTCCTCCTCTTCCTCTGACTCGGGCGGCGGAGCCGCCTTCTTTGGTGGACCGTTCAACTTCTCCTTTACCATAGCTAAGACCGCCTTCTTGGTGGGGTCGAGTGTCTTATTGCCCTGTGATTTAGCACTGGCAGCCGCCCTCATTTTTTCAAAAGAGGCAATCTGCGCTGGGCTCCTCTCTTTTTTTGATTTGGGTTTAGTGAGTGGCTCGGTATCGTCGTGTGGTTCGTTGTCATCCATGGTATATATCAGTGTGAGAAAATAAAAATGGCGTAATTAAACAACGCCCTAAATATCTGGGTATAGCTTATAATGCCACTCGATATTAGCGAAGTACCCAATGACAAGTTCAAAGCTACCAAACCAGTGAAAGAGTCTATGGATAAATACATCCCCGATATTGTAGAGGGAATCTCTCGCAGGAATGGAATGATTTATTTGATGATAGGAAGTGGGGGGTCAGGCAAGACAAGTTTGCTGTTGAATCAATTTAGAAAGGGTGGGGCTTACCATCGCAAGTTTCACCACCTCTATTTGTTTACACCGGCAATCAGTTTCCAGAGTGTGGTCAAGCATCCGTTTGAGAAACACGATAAAGTAATCAATGAACTGACACGCGACAACTTGGAAGAGTTGTATGATGAATTGAAATCCAGAAAGGAAGACAGAGAGGAAGACGATGATATGGAATACAATTGTGTGATTATCGACGATATGGCAAATTCGCTCAAAGAGAAAGACGTTCAGCGATTATTGAATACGATGCTAATCAAGGCTCGTCATCTCAATACGTGTTTCATATTCACACTACAATCTTACCTCTATATGCCGAAGATGCTAAGGAAGCAAACGACGTTTGCCACGATATTCAAACCGAAGAACAGAGAGGAATGGGACTCGCTGAATAAAGAACTCATACAGATGCGCGACGAAGACGCGCGCCAATTGTTTGAATATGTTTACGATAAAGAATATTCGCATCTAGACATAGATACCATAGAGGGAAAATTGTATCGCAATTTCAATGAACTCACGATAAAGAAGCCAGGAGATATTTAGAAAAGACAAAATATCGCTATACTGTAAATGGAACACATCAATAGTATTCAAATATACCTAAACTCGCGCTATGCCTCTGAAACAGTGGGTGATAATATTGCGAACAGCATCTATTACCTGCCTGTAGTTGAAATCCCGGACGGACATCACATCTACCTCTCACTCCAATCCGCCAGTATCCCGTACTCCTTCTATTCCATCAGCGATTTCGATAACACCTTCATCTTTGGTCTCGTTGGGGACCCAGCAACTACATACTATATAGAGCCAGGAAACTATACAATAACACAACTTATAGGGCAAATCGAAACAGCAATGGGCGCATCGTATACAATAACGTATAGCAGTATAACCAGTAAACTCTTGATTACTCATGCGACAAGCAATTTTATAATATATGCCTCTACAATTAATCACATCCTTGGATTTAGTAAAACAACGAATACTACATCGACTGCCAACCTCCTCTATGGAAGAGACTGTGTAAATCTAAATCAAATCCGCGCCATCAATGTAGAGGTCAATTTTCCAACATATAATGTCAATGTAGCGCAACCATACAATCAGAACATCCTGGCGACGATACCGGTTTATGTCGCGCCATTTAGCATCATCACCTATACCAACCCCAATAATTTTAGAACCAACCTCTACGTGAATAAATTAGACCAAATCCAAATCCGGCTTTTAGACAACGAGGCGAGACTATTAAATATGAATGGCATACAATACCAAATGACGTTCCAACTAGATTGTGTGAAGTTCACCGATGAATAAAATATAGGCATAACCTATAATGCTTGGCTATAAAAAACCTTTAGGAAAAGCTGTAATGGGCTTCAAACTGCCGCTTGGAAAAGCACGATTAGGTATGAAACTACCTATGCTTGATGGACCTATGGGAAAACAAGTTGCCGATGCCGTTGAGAAAAAAATAGTTTCTGGTCTTGAGAGAAGAGTTCTAAAACGATAGACATAAAACATTTAGACGTTTTTAAATGTTTTGGATTCAAAAAAATATCTGGGGACATTATATAAAATGAGCTTGCCGTCAAATTTGCGTTATCAGTCAAAAACCGAGTCAGCACCGGCGAGAAGGTATCTCACGCAAATTCAGCCCCAGGGAGGCACCTCGTTTTCCCAAGGCGAGACAATTACAATTAATTTGCCCACCCGGGCCAACACGTGTTTGATTCCCTCGGAGTCGTATTTGAAGGGAAACCTCAACTTGGTAGTCAGTGTAGCCACTGCCGCCACCACTCTTGAGTCGTGCGGCTGGCACGCTTTTATCCAGAGGATACGAATTTTTCATGGCTCGAACCTGATTGAGGATTTGGACAACTATCAGCAATTAGCGAAGGTCCTCTACGATTTCCAGGCCCCGGAAGATACGGTTAAAGGACGCTTCTCGGTCACCGCTGGAACCAATCCCGATTTTTCTGTTTTACAGGCCGCCGCCGCTGGTGATGTTTTGAACGCTGCCTCTGTCAATCGTGGTCGTGCTCTTGGTGTTTTAGGTGTTGCTACTCACTCATTCCCTTTTGCCCTCAACTTGATTTCGCTCGTAGGCTCCCTTTCCGGAGATAAGTACCTTCCATTTTTCGAGCTAAGTGCAGCACCACTCCGCGTCGAGATAGTTTTAGTTTCGTCAGCAGCTCGTGCTTTGATGAACAGAACTGGAACCATCTCCTCTTTTACGATGACTGGCGTGAATTACTGTGGGGAGTACTTGGAAATTCCTGATGCGGCCGTTGCGAGCATTAAAGCTGCTTCTTCTTCCCCAATGCAGATGGTTGTCCCCTCTTACAGGTCCTTCACCAACTCTGCTACTATTCCTGCTGCAACTCAAACGGAAGTGTCGTTCCCCATTCCGGCAAAATTCTCGTCCCTCAAAAACATCTTTGTCGTCACCCGAAGTTCCGCCGCCACT